CATCAACTACAACAACATGTATTTCATCAGCGGCAGTTGTTTTACCAAGAGCTGCTGCATATGTTGATGTGCCCGGTGCACTGTTAAACTTGTCGGCGTAATCGTTAAAGCCAACACTATTAAACGCAGTAGTTGATGTAACAACTAATACTTTAATTGCGTTACCAAGAGCGCCAGGATACTTAGCTACGAATTCAAAGCCTTCACCATCAGAGTCTGCGGCAAAAGTTTTTGTTTCGAAATCGTCTTTGTTTTTAACTAAAATGCCAACTCCACCGGCAGCAGCGTTAAGCTGACCAGTATTATTCGTACGAACTACTCGAAGAGCATTTGCGTACTGAAGAAATTGAGCGGCAGGCATGAAATACTTATAGGTGTTATCGTTGGGTTTGCCAAAGATTGTAGCTAACTCTTTCTCCGAACCTACAGTAACTACTTCTGATACAGGACCCCAGGCAAAAGCGCCCGCGGTTGCACCAATAGAAGTCGATACAGCAGGTACGACGTTGGTTAGATCAATCTCTTTAACCTCAACACCAGGCGAGACTAGAAATGCCATGTGTTATTCCCCTTCATTGTGGAAACAGTTAATAAGATTTGCATTATAAGGTGGTTTCTCATACTATTATTTATAAATAAGGATATCCTATCATTAGTATTTATCAGATACCCAAGCGGTAGACCAGACATCCCCTCCAGCAGTAAACGCACCTTCTTCTGCAACTTCATTTAATCCATCATCAGTAAATCCAAATGGAACTAAATCGTCCTCAATCATTCTTTGATGTTCAGCAAACATCAGTGTTTTAATATCAATATCAGTCTCATTGATAAAGAATGGTGTAGTAGCAAACCATCCAAACAATACTAAGTTCATCATTAAGTCATCGTGATTTCCAGGACTAGCTTCATATGAAGCGCCCATTGCAACAAACGTTGATAACTCAAGGATAGTGTCGGAATCAACAACTGTAAGCTTATTTTGTTCAATTAAGTCTTTAATGTTTGAGCAACCAATACGTTTAATCTTCTTATTCATATTAACACCAATAGCATCGGCCTTTAGTGCTGATTCGATGAATACGTTCTCGTATTCTAAATCGTAGTATAACCCATTACATACTACTTGTCCAGCATCATTTGATTCAATAATAACATAAGCTTCATTGTACGTTTTCGCATACTTATATATAATATCAGGAAAGAGTAATGGAGATATAAGATTATCGCGATAAACAGCGACTTGCTTAAATGGCTTGACGCTAACGTCGATTACGTTAAACGTAGAATAATCCTGACCTCGTCCCTTTGCTACATCAACAAAGATCATATATTGATGTGCTTTTTCAGGTTTGTCATAAACCTTGACGTTATCTTGAGTGTAGATAGGCATGGCTGCCTTTAGGCCTAGCAATATATTACCCGAGATAAGCGTATTTCCTGTTCCAAGGAACGTATTATGAGATACTAATATATCATCATGTGAATATATTCTACCACCATCAACATTGACAGGATCATAGAAGTATTCGCCTTGATCAATAACTTCTATTAATACTACTCGCTTTCCAATATTTTGACCTACAACAATATCTTTAGAAAACACCTCAGAGTTATCAACAATAAACTTATGATCAAACGCAGTCTTTAAACTAGATCCATCTTCAAAATCAAAGCGCAAAGACTTATCATGCCAATATCTTTTGACACCGTCAAAACTTTTAAAACCATTAGGTGTTAGTATTTGTATGTTTGTCATTATATAATGCTGGTAAAATTTTAGTTCGTGCTTTGTTTAGAACTATATTTCTAATAGTTGTTGACGATACACCATAATTTTTATGGTACTCTTTTGCGAATATACCATGTGGTGTTGATAACATTCTTCCTAATTTAACAGCTTCTTTATTATAATCTTCACATTTTTGTTCATATGACTTTATCAAAGATTTGTATAAAACACGTATTTCATCTACTAGTTCATCACTAAGCTTTGGCGGTTTTAACCTTTTACCTTGACGTATTTTTGACTGATGTTCTCTGTACTCTTTCCTTTGCCACGTTTTCTTAGATCTTTCTGACATTACTTCAAGATTCCCAACACACCTTTTCTTGGCAGATTCAGACATCTTTTTACGAGATTTGTCGGAAAAAATGTATCCTAAAGTATTGAACTTTGGTGAAGAATGACCCCAGCCTTTACCAGTTTCGGTATCATTTAAACCATTGTTAAAAGTATCATACACAGCAATATAATGTGATTCTTTATTTTCTATATAAGATCGATCAAACGATTCTTCAAGTACTTGAATATCAAATTCATGACCAATAAAACGCTTAGACCTTTTATGATCACCCATCCGCTGCTTCAGCCTCATGGCCAAGGTTATACCAACGTATTGCTTTAAGTCTGACTTCCTCGTCAATAGGTAAACCACACTCTTCTCTTGTTCTAATTGCGTCATACAAATCGCCTATTCTTATATCGTATACAATTTTATTTATACAAATTGTAATTTGAGAAGAACTTTCAAGGCAATTGCCAAACTCTTGTGAAAACTGAAGTTCTGACGTGTTAGATATAGTCAACTTCTTCCATTCTTCATCACGTCCAGGAACGTCCCACCAGTCAACTCGAAATGGTTGATACTGACTAGTGCCTTGTACAGCACCTTCCCATAACTTATGAAATGTATTACCAATACCATTTGCAGTTGAGGTAATAATAACCTTAGTGTTCTTACCTGCTACAACCACAGGATATGTAGATGTATAGAACTCTTGAGCGTTGTCTACGAATGCAAACTCATCAAGGAAGAGTAAGTTAACGGACATACCGCGAATAGAACTCTTTGAGGTTGAACCTGATACAATCTTAGAGTTATTTGAAAACTCAATAGATCTCTTATTCAACGATTTACAACCCGGCTGTAAAAAGAATGGTAAGTTTTCAAGTGCTAATGTGATACGACCTAACATTTCTTGAGCTGTTGCACCTTTGTTTGCTAACACCGCGACAGTGACTTCAGGATGGAATATAGCATACCAGAGGATGTAGATTACGCTGCTAATGGATTTACCTGACTGACGACATGCAAGAACGATCGAGAATCGATTTGAATCAAAGTGTTCAAACATTCTCTCTTGGTATGCATACAGATTAAATGGTACTAAACCTTCATCAAGAGAAATAACTTTAGCATAGGTATGAGCAAAGTATTGAGGCGACTTCATACACTTAGTGTATTCAGTTACTTCTTCTGCAGTCCATTGTTGTTGAACGCCATCACGCTTGACCTGTGGGTTACCATTGTATCCCGTATCATGGTTTAGCATTGTAACACTTGAGGAATTAGACGAGTGAATCATAATTTAAAATAATTTATTATTAATCGTCATCTACGTCTATGACTTCATCGCTTGCAGCAATAGTAGCCTTCATCTTATCAATGAGGATACGCTGCAAGTCTGTCGATGAGCCAACGAATACGTTGTTTTGAGTCAAGGGAGGTTTCTCACCTTTTACGATACTCGTCTGAGAAACATCTTTCTTTTTCTTTTGGAGTTCCATTAAACGATCTGCAATTTCTGCATTCTGTTTAATCATTGTCGATAAGACTTCAAACGCTCGAGGATGCTCTGATTCGCGAGCAAGGTCAAGCATAAGACTAATTGCCTCGTCACCTTTTTCTACAAGTTCGTAGTATTTAGACCTAGCAAATTCATAATCATCTTGTACGTCTTTTTCGTTAGGTGTTGTCATGGCTATAAGTTGGATATAATGGTGATTCAATAATATTAATGATTGGGTCTACTTCATTCACAAGCGAAGCAATCGTTGCTGATGCTGAAGAAGTATTTCCTGCAAGCGTTTCACCTTCTTCAAAGAAACCATCGGGATTTGATACTGTAATTAAGCTTCCGGCTATTGCTGTTATACGACCTACAGCGCCTGACGTAGTACCTATAACATTTTCTCCTACCTGAAATACGCCTGTCAATCCACTTATTGTTACAAGTGTACGATCTGGAATAGGATTTGTATATGTTGTTACAAGAGAATACACATCGTTTTCTCCTGCAGTTGAAGGAGATACTTCAATCTTAATCGTTTGAATTGGTATTGCTGAAGAAGATCCAGCAAAGGAGGCTTCAGTCTTCTTAATGATTGGACCAAGCGCAGACTTAGGACCATAGTATTGTACTCTTGTCTCAAACTCAAGTGTAGTAATAATAGCACGGCGTTGTACAAAGTCACCTTCATAGTCATCCGACATCGTTACAGATTCAAGCGTAAAAGGCATATCATACTTAAAGTTACCATCAATGTTCTTAACAGTTACATTATATTCAGGTTGAAAGTATGGTAATATCTGTTCTAAAATTTGTAGACCATCATCCTGAGTTTTTGACAAGATGTTTAATTGAATATTAAGTTTATATGTTACGGGATACAAAATCGTTTGACGAGATGTTGGACTAGTAGAAGGTAGATTACGAACAGTACCCTTTTGTAGTTTAGTGTCAGAGTCATATGTAAACGCAATAATTTCAAATGACATGCGAGGTAAACGAATCGCTAACTTAGGATCATTTAAATGTGCTTCGTCTGCAATGCGCGCAAGAAACTTCTGACGAGGACCATATGATAATGGTACCTTAATCGTAGATAGAATATTACCCGCTGAGTCACGCTTTGTGACTTTTAAATTATTGAACAATGTACCAAATACGGCAACAGCTCGTTTTGTATGTTCATGATAAAAATATTGGTTAAACATTTTTAATTTGTCCGTTTTTGTATTTTGCAATTATTAAAATGATATCTAGTCATATTAGGCCCATTGCCAA